TGACTTCTCTGGTGGTATAAATAATTTAAAAGACCCCAGAGATTTAGCTGTTAATGAGCTTGCTAATGGTGTTGACATTATGATAGACCAGCAGGGGGCTATACGTACAAGAGGTGGTGAGACTGACTATAATTCTACCATTAACGATAGGACTGCTACAGTGGCTCCGGGTTATGGACTTGCTGTATTCGAATCTGATTTTGGATTAGAAAATAGTGCTTATATTTCCACAGGCTCTAGTAATACAAGTTTTGCTACGAAAGACACAATCAACCTAAGAGATAGGGCAGGGGAATCCAATCTTTTTCCAGTTGGTAGCATAATATCCGTTACTAACACAGCAAAAAATAATGGATTTAAAAGAGTGTATGATTCTGGTTCGGACGCTGACGCTTCAGAAATAAAGGTAAAGCCTTATATTATAGTTGAAGCCAATACAAGCGCTGTTGTTAAACGTCACATTATTGGAGAAACATTTGTAGCTCTTGCCGACGCTGCGAACGGTCAAGTGGATATCTGGCAAAGAAGTATAGGGGCCTCTGGGTGGACTGGTGCCTACACTATAAACTTAAGGACTGACGGCGTAGATAATTTTCTTGCTTCTGGTGATTCGCAAATATCTTATTATTTTGTTGACAATGCTATCAGAGCCTGTGATACTAATTTTAATAATTCGTCAGTTGTACGTCATTTTGGTTATGTAGAGCGCAATCATTTTGAAAATACCACATCCAATGATGAACTTATTGCAGGTCAACTCTACCATGATTTTTTTTCTAATCTAAATGATTTAGCACCACCAACTGAATGTAAAATTGATACAACTGATGGGGCAGGAAATTCTGATGGAAGTGATTATTTAACTACTGCCGGAGCAGGATTTAATGTATCAATTACAGAATCTTCTGATGCTGCAAGTACGTGGCTTGCCGATGTATATCAAATAGCAATTAGTTTTATATACGATGATAATCAGGAATCTTTACTATATGTGCCAACTTCTAGTAATACTTTTACTGTTACGGCGGATTATAAACAAAAAATAAGAGTTAGGGCAGAAAGAAGTTATGACGAAAGGATAAGTGGCGGCAGAGTTTACTTCAGGTCTGATGATGAAAATGATGAGCCATGGGTTCTTTTAGCGGATATAAGTTTAAGAAAAGGAGTTAGGGCATCTTTAGATGCTGATTACGTACAGCGCACAGAAAGCGCTGTTGGTGGATTAACGGGATGGAATCCATTAAGTGATAGTGTAGGTAGCGCTGAAACAGAATTATACAGCGAGGCGGTATTCTCTTTTTCTCCTAATTTAGACACCTATGATACTATAAATGGTTTTTCTTCGAGCGTAGATTCTATTTCCATTGGTGGTGTAAATGAAGGTTGGAAAACAGCAGTAGTGGCCAATAGAAGAACGTTTGTGGCTCATGTAAAAGTAGTCAATCCTGATACTGGTCAAGCTACTGTTTATGGCGATAGACTTATGTACAGCATGCCTAATAAGTTTGATACATTTCCATCAACTAATTTTATTGATGTGGTAAAGGGGGATGCGGAAAATTATGTAAAATTGGAAGAATATGCTGATA